GATCGGGGACATACGATTGTGAGAGGTGCATCAAACCCAATACATATGCCCTTATTTAAAATAGCAAATTACCACCGCTAAAACAACCTTAAAAAAAAGAAAGAAAGAAGCAAAGAAAGAAAGGGGGACATATCCCCCTACGGGGATATATGTCCCCCTATAGTAAATTCTAAGAAAATACAGTCACAAAGTAGGACAGATAGGACAACTTTATAGGACTGTCCGACTCTAGGAAGGACGCAGGAACAACAACTCAACTTACCCTCACCACCCTACTTGATAATTAAACCTCCCTTTTCCCAGGATCTCTTCTTCTAATAAAAGAAAAAGAAATTAATATAATACCCACCCCCCTATTTATTAGATAAAACCAACACCCCTACGACAATATGCCCGATAAGCATGACACCCCTAAAAGAAATACATTTATCCTACCCAAATATCCAGTGGTACCATAATACCCCCCTAGGCACAAAATAGGACAACTCGGACGCCTAAAACAGGACTGTCCTATTGCATGGATTTTTCCCTGTAATAGAAGCAATTCCCAGGGATCAAAAGCGGCATTACGGAATAGTTGCAAAAACGGTTGCGAGACGTACCCTCTCCGGAACGCGCGTGCGGGCGGGTCGCGGGTTGGGTGCGCGGGCTGCGAGCGTGACACCCCTGCGCGTCTTTATTCCAGGCATGCACGAGCCTATATTATTTTTAGCGCTTGCGCTTTCCTTTGGCTGCCGTCGTGGTTTCGATTTTATCAATGGTCTGGTTTTCAAGTTGAGCGCCAATGTTAACTAGGTAATCAATGCCGAATTAATCATCATCCACGTTTCTAAATTCTGCTTCAATCGCGCCGTTGTTGGCGCTATCGTTGGCGCTATTCAAGGCGTCAAGCAAAGCGCCTGAATCAAGCGCCTGAAGTGTGGCGTCAATGTTGATCTGCTGATTGATCTCGCGTTTGTCGATCCACAATCCGGCTATGTGAGCTAATGAGTCGAGAGCTTGTCTCGCTGCGCTAAGCTGCCGATGCTCTTTCCCGAGCGCGACCAATTCCAAGTATTGATTAATCAAGAAATCGCGGTCTATATCTTGTTTCCGCTGCGTAGTTTGTAGGTTTTGTTGCTGAATGTTAACAAGATGGTCGCGAATCTTAACATGTCGCAACAAACGACTTGCCGCACTATTGACCACAGTTTCGCTCTTGTCGCTGCCGTAGGCGCTCCGGTATGCTTCTGACGCATTCCGGCCATTGTTTAGGTAATTGTTGCAGAACAACAATTGTTTCTCATTAAGATCGTGTTTTATTTCAGCCATATTTTCACTCCCATTTATTCCCAGAATTTTATCATCAATTAATTTAATATCTAAATAATGCTTGACTTATGGAGTCAATCTATGGTCCAATAAGGCCACATATAAACAAGCGGCCGCGACACCGGCCACATAAAAAGAGAGGTACAAAGTGAAGACTTACGAATTCTCAACCAAACTACATAACCGGACCAACGCGGCCGGCCAGACTGTAGAAAAAGTACGAGTATGGCTAGAAGAGTCCACAAATAACCGGTTTCTATCTGACGCCGGATTTAAGCGCGGCGCGGCCGTTCAAATTGTGATATTAGATGAAAGTATTAGAATTTCATTAATTGATGATCAGACGGCCAAAGCTGAAAAGTATAACCTAACAGTTATACCAATAATTATCGGCAAGCGCGCCAAAGTAGCCGGTAAAGCTGATCGGGCCTTATTTGATATAACGCGAAACAGCGATCAAATGCCGGCCGCGTTCCATCCTAAAAACAATTCAAAATTAATCGCAACTATTACAACCGGATTAATAACAATCAAGGCTAAATAAATAAACCGGCGCTGCTTAGAACAGCAATTCTAGACAGCGCCTAATCAAAAACAAAGGATTATTTTGTTATGACTACAGAAAGACTAGCACAAACAATTACTGCAATGCTCAAGGAAAATACCGGAAAAAGCTTCCTTGATTCCGGCGGATCTACCAATCGCCATTGGCAACGCAATCAATTAGTAGAAGATTTTTCCGCCACCGAGCCGGTCACATGGGAATTAAATACCTATAACGGCGAAACCGAACTTTTAGTAACTCTTAATGTCTACCATTACTTGATGGATTTGAGCCTAGATGATCGGTGCGTAGCTTTTAACAGCTTGCAAGATTCGGACGGTGGCGATTGGGTCGCAAATAGCGATTTTTACGGCATGACTGAAAGCGGTGTTGATTACCTTGCAGAACTTCAAGTATTCAATGAGTTTGAAATAGGCCGCACGTTCAATACCTACAACGATGAAAATATTCTATCTCAGACCTTGCAGAGAACTTTTATAGATATTGATGATGAAAAATATGTACTGCTCCAAATCCACGGCGGTGCTGATGTTAGAGGCGGATATACAACGTCAAAACTATTTAATTTAGGCGGTGAATATATGCCCAACGATCAAGGCATATACGGCACGATTGACGGCGTTGATGTTCATATGGAAGGCGTCAATTTATATCCCGATTACAGCGGTGATGAAATTAAGTTAACCCCCGATTCAAAAATAGAACTCCACTACTACGGCATCATTGAATAACTAAAAACCTGGATAAGGTGGGCCGCGCATACCTATCACGCGGTAAAGGTAAAAAAATGAAATGCAAATTTTGCGGCGGCGTAATTAGGGACCATTGTCCATATTGCAACACTTGCGATTATGACAACGGCGACTGCTCAAACCAATATTGTGAAAAGGAATAAAACAATGGCAGAAAGTAACGAACAAATAGTAGCCATGCTTTATACGACTGAAAAAGATTGGATGCAAATCAAATCAGTCATAGTAAAAATGAATGTGCAATTTGGCTATGTAGTAACCGATGAGGATGGTTTAGAAATAGATTGCCATTTAAATCCAAACAAAAAATATGAGGTGCAGTAATGGCAATAGATCTAACAAATAAACCACTTACGCGGACCGAAAAAAGAGCGCTAGAACAAGGTAAAAAGCTACTCAAACAAGCGCGGCAGGACCGCGGAAAAAAGCAGCAGAATAAAAACCTGGATGAGGTAACCGAATGGGCATATTTTGAAAGTGTATTTTTAGGCGCTTAACTTCCATCTGATGATGGCCGGCTAGCTACCGGCCGAAACTCTGCGGATATGAGTCATGGATAGCTAAATTAAACGAATTAATCAAGGGGGAATTTATGGCTAATGAAATAGAAAATCAAGAAAAGCAACTTGAGATTTTAGAATCAATCCAATACGCCGGATTTAACGTGGTTACATGTGACCATTGTGGTTGTATTTTATTGGTAAAAACAGATCAAGACGAGATTGAATGTTTTTGTTGTGGATTTAAAGATGAAAGTTTTCTTGATTTTATTTCACCGACGGTGATCGGTAACGACTGGAAATGCGGTATTACATATCAATCAAAAACCAAGAAGAGCAGCTTATGGCTAAAGTAATAACAGTAGGCAGATATAAAGGTAACCAACTAGTTAGCCAGACACGACGTTACCCAGGATTTATAGCCGGACATGAATGGTCAATCAGGGAATGGTTTAAGCCGTTCAAAATAGGAAATGAATCAACCGTGTGGATTAAGCAGCCCAACATAGTTAACCGGATTAAATAGAAAATTAATAAAGGGGAAAATCATGGATAAATACGAACAGCTAGCTACCGATTTCAGCGACGTAGTACGCAGCTATATATCAGCGAATGATATACATCTGATTCTTGAGGATTTGGGATCAACATTCGACCATTCATCAGGTAATCTCACGGTGAGACTTTCAAAACATTTTGATTACCATATGACTATGTTTGAAATGGTTGAGGAATATTTCCCTGAGTATAAAGGAAAAGAAATACGCGGCCATGACGCATTTTGGTACAACTACAACAAAGAGATCAGAGCATACGAAAAAAAAGGCTATGAAGCCGACAGGCCTATTCACGACCTGATCAGAATAGCTCTCAAGATAGCCGTAGATAATAAATTTTTCATAAGTGGAGAGGTGCAGTCATGAGCGTAGCAGCTAAATTAATAATCGATTTTATAGCTGAGGATTCCGATAAAAGTGATTATAAAAACGTAGAGGATTTTATGGTCAATAAACTGTCAGCGTGGGATAAGAGAAGCGCTAACGAAATACTCGAAAGCGATCTGCATACAGGCCGGTTACGCGATGACTGGATAGAAGCGTGCGAATCTAAAACGCCCGAACAATTCCTAGAGTATGCATCGTGGTTTGTCTCAGAGGAATTTGGATACGAATTTGATCCCGACAACTACGATTCCGAGGCATTGAGAGAATTCTCAACTCAATATATGAATTCATTCAATACGTTTGAAATGGCCGAACAGGCCGCCACACTTCTCGATCTGAATGAGTATCTGTATCAGCGGATCTGGTTCACGTTTATGGACGATCACGATATACCCGACGACTTTGAGAATACCGCCTATGGTAACGACGCAGCGCCGAG